CATGGCGGCACAGGCGCTGCAACGTTAACAGCTAATAATGTATTGTTAGGAAACGGAACCTCTGCGGTGCAAGCAGTTGCGCCCAGCACTTCAGGTAATGTACTTACATCCAACGGCACAACGTGGCAATCAACAGCGCCAGCAGCTGGAGGTGTGTCATCATTTAGTGCTGGCAGTACAGGATTAACGCCTAATACAGCAACAACAGGTGTGGTTACTCTTGCTGGTACACTTGCTGTTGCTAATGGTGGTACAGGGCTAACTACTTTTACAACAGCTAACAATGCATTATATTCAACAAGCGCAGGGGCATTAGTCGCAGGAACTCTTCCTGTATTAGCTGGTGGTACAGGTGTAACTACAAGTACCGGAACTACCAATGCGGTATTAAGTGACTCGCCGACATTAACAGGCAAAGTAAGTTTTAACGGCTCAACAAGTCAAATAGCCGCTATCCTTGCTAATGCCGCAGAAACGACCAACATCACAGCAGCTGCACTAACGGGTGTGTTACCTGTTTATTTAGCATTGGGAGCAGTACAGTATTACACGGCTGTGGCAACGGGCAGTTGGACCCCCAACATTTCTTTATCAAGCTTACCGACCACACTTAATGCAGCTTTAGCTATAGGTCAATCAACAACAGTTGCATTTATGGCAACACAAGGAACAACGGCTTATTTTAGTAACGCATTACAAATTGATGGTGTAGCGGTAACACCAAAGTGGCAGGGCGGAGCAGCACCAACCGCGGGTAACGTATCGGGCATAGATGTATACACATACACTATTGTTAAAACAGCGGCTAGTACCTACACAGTTTTAGCTTCAATGACTCAGTTTAAATAATATGCCAACTATAATTACAAGAGGTGCTTGCGGTGCGGCAGGGTTTGGCTTTAACTATAAAGCGGCTTCTGCTGATGTTTCTGGTAGTACAATCATCACATCACCATTAGCAGGCACTTATACTTGGCCTGTGCCTGCTGGCGTAACTTCCGTTTCTGTTGTGGTTGTTGGCGGTGGTGGCGGAGGGGGCGGGACTATATGTTGTTGCCCCTCGAACCATAGTAACGGCGCCGGAGGTGGTGGCGGTTTAGCTTATACTAATAACATTACTGTTGTACCGGGGCAAAACGCTACAGTTGTATGGGGTGCTGGTGGCGCTGGCGGTGCGTTTACCCAACCTGGCGTTGCGGGGGGATTGTCATCTTTTACTTTTAATGCGACTATATATGCCAAAGCTACTGGTGGCGGTCGTGGCAGCATTTCTGGTGCTGCAGCTGGTGGAACAGCAATAACAGGGATTGGTGGGAATGGTGGTTCCGGCAGGGCAACCTATACAAGTATAGATGTTGGCGGTGGCGGTGCCGGTGGTTATTTGGCTGGCACATTAGGTGCTGGTGGCACTAATGGTAGTGCTGGGGCTGCTTTAAGTGGCGCTGCTGGCGGTAGTGTCAATGCCGGTGGCGGTGGTGTGGGACTTGGTGGCTTAGGAACTACGGGCGCAGCAACTATTACTGGAGGCGGTTCAGCTGGAAGTCCATCTGCTTTAGCTAATGGAGGTGGTATTATAGGAGGGGCAACAAATGGTGGTCTCTATGGCGGTGGTGGTTATTCACCTACTATCTCTAATGCTGGGGGTGCAGGCGGCAACGGTGCAGTTCGCATTGTATGGCCCGGACTTACCAGACAATTTCCCTCAACCAATGTGAGTACGTTATGATAAATCTATATATTCAACTAGAAAACGGACAGCCAATAAATCATCCTATTTTTGAGGAGCATTTATTGGCCGCTTATCCTGATGTTGACTTAACCACAACCACAGACTTTGCACCATTTATACGCACTGAACTGCCCAAATTAACATTGCTTCAAGTAGCTGTACCAAACCATGCATTGATGGATGATGGTAAAACCTATACTGATGATTATAGTATTAGAGAAATGGATACAGAAGAAGTTGCTCAGATAACAAGTGAGTATAATGCAGGGATTAAATCATCTATTGAATCTTACATTGACTATGCAAACACCAATATTGCTGATGCTGATATTAATGACTTACCAATCTGGCAAACTTATTTAGATGCTTTAACAGTTTTTACTTACACCGATCCTTTTACTGCTGTAATACCTAGGCCGCCATTTGTTGATAAAAACGGAAATTTAATGTCTACTAGCAATGCAGGAGCTAAACCTAATGTTATTGGCTAATCCATTAGAAAATCTTGGCGACATCAAAGGTACTATGTACACGTTTGAAAAGGCAGGTGACATCTTACCTAAGCATGTACACACAGAAGATAATGTACATATCACCATTGTTGCAAGAGGCAGATTAAAAGCTTACTCGCACGATTGGGAACAAATAGCAGAGGCAGGTCAACTTATAGATTTTAGAATCGGTGAGCCACACGAACTAATAGCTTTGGAGGATAATACAAGGATATTTAACATACTAAAGAAGTTTAACGGTGTGCCAAATGATTCTCACAAACCGGAGACACATCTTGATTAATGAACTAATAACTAAGATATTCACAGAGCGCAACAATAGCCACGCAAAGCATTGGTCTACCGATTCTTACGCACAACACCAAGCGCTGGGTGAGTTTTATGAAAATGTTATCGAGATCCTTGATAAATACGTAGAAGCTTATATGGGAACGTTTGGTAAAATAGAGGACATCCCAGAAGACGTTGACAATATTTGTCAAGTTGTTAGGGATAATTTAATTTGGCTTAATGAAAGTCGAAGCGAATTATCAAAAGAAGTTCCGGCTCTTGAAAACATATTAGACGAATTGGCAGGTCTTCACATGTCGACCTTATTTAAACTTGAAAATTTGAGGTAATAATATGTCGCAAACTGGATATACTCCGATTCAACTTTACAACAGTCCTACAGCAAGCTCTGTACCACTAGCGGCCAATTTAGCTGCTGGTGAGTTGGCAATTAATAATAATATCTTAGATGGTAAGTTGTACTACAAAGATACCGCTGGAGTTGTTAGGTTATTGGCTAGCAAAACTGCAACGTCTGGTATTTTTCCCGTTATTGGAGTGGGCACGACTTCACCTGATGCCTCAGCGGTATTGGACGCACAATCTACAACACAAGGTATGCGGTTTCCTAACATGACTACTACGCAAAAAAATGCTGTGTCTACGCCTGCAGCAGGTCTTGTAATATTTGATACAACGTTAGCTAAGCTTTGCCTTTTCACAGGTGTAGCATGGCAAACTATAACATCGGTTTAAGGAATTATTATGTCACTTGACCCGTTTTCGGCTGGTTTCGACCTTATAAAAACAGGATTGGATAAATTCTTCCCAGACGCTGACACAGAGTTAAAAGGCAAGCTTGCAGAAGCCGCTAGTCAGATCAATAATGATTACCAATTACAGCTTGCCCAGTTAGAGATTAACAAGGTTGAAGCGTCTAGTGTTAATTGGTTTGTTTCTTCTTGGCGACCGTTCATCGGTTGGATATGTGGATTTGCTCTTTGCTATGCGGCTATTGTTGAGCCTATATCACGATTCATAGCATCGGTTATATTCTCTTATACCGGTGCTTTTCCCGTCATTGATACTGACATCACAATGCAGATCTTAATGGGGCTTCTTGGCCTTGCAGGGATGCGTACATTTGAAAAACACAAAGGAGTAAGCAGATGATGAATGATCCAGATTCTATTAAAAAAATGATGTTAGAAGCTTTGGCGCAACACCATGAGATATTTATTGACGCTCATTCAGAACATCACGAATGGATTAAAGACCGGATTGCAGCTGAAAAAGCCAGATCAGAATATTTTATTGAAGCTAGAAAAACTATGTTAGGCTGGAGTATTGCAGCCATCGCCAGCGCGGTATTTTATTTTATACAATCGCATTGGAAGATTTAATGGATTCTTTAGAGATATTAATCAAGCTCATTAAAGATAGCGAAGGATGCAAATTATTTGCGTACACAGACCCTGTGGGCGTGATAACTATAGGTTGGGGATGCACGGGAACTGATATAAAAAAAGGCTTATCATGGACCCAAGAACAAGCCGACGCTGAGCTTGATATTTTAGCGCATGATGTACTTAGAAAAGCTTGCAAAGCATCACCATCTTTAATGACAGCATCGCCTAGTCAAAATGCCGCAATTGCTGATTTTATCTACAACTTAGGCATAGGAAATTATACTAAATCAACATTAAAAAAATATGTTGACCAAAAGAATTGGCTGGCAGCATCAGGTGAGATAAAGAAGTGGGATAAAGCAGGTGGCACTACATTAAAAGGACTTACTGTACGACGCAAAAAGGAATCCGAGCTTTTATTGTGCTAAGAATTGTCACATAAATCAAATTAAGTTATAATCAATAAAAAGTGCCGGCTGCATCAGCTTGTTTAGATTACCATTTTGGAGTTATCTACTATGAGCGACAGCGTTACCTATACATCATTATTAGAAGACTTAAGGCGATACCTTGAGCGTGGCTTCACTGAAGCTACAGATCCTCTGGTTTACGAACAACTCCCAAGACTTATTACCCTAGCCGAACGTCGCATAGCTCGCGAGTTAAAAATAGAAGGTTTTATTGTTGCTGTTACTACGCCATTGCAAGCCGGTGTATCAGTTTACATGAAACCCGATAGGTGGCGCGACACGGTATCTATGAATGTTGACAACAAAACAATATTTGGTAGAGCATACGAATACTTACGCAATTATTGGCCAGATCCATCCCAAACAGGTACACCTACTTTTTATGCCGATTACGATTACAGTCATTGGCTTTTAGTGCCTACGCCTGCCACTAATCAAACTTTAGAAATATTGTATTATGA